TTCTAAAAATGTGCCCAAGAAGTCAAGATAGTTTTCTGTGGTTATGCCTAGTCCGGCAAACTGTGGTATAAGATCTTGCCTTACCCCTCTGGCCAATTGTGAGACTGCCGCGGTGCCTTGATTTACTGAGCCAAACAGTCCTGCCAGTGTTGAAGCCTCAGATCCAATGAAGTCTGTGAACTCTCTCAGTGGTAACAGAGCATCTCTGGCAACCACTCTCAGTTGCACCAGTGATTGACCAAAGTCAGCACCTACCGAAGCAAGACTCCGGAAATTGTCAATGTTAAAATCTAAGCTCTTTCCTAGGGCATCAATCGCCTTGCCCACGAGAGGCACATCTTGCATGGCTTGAGTGTAGTAGCCAATTTTTTCAGCACCGGTGACCGACGCATCTCCCAATCCAAACAATGTACCTGTGATTTTATTAACCGTGGAATTAAGACCTGCCATCACTTTGGTGGACTTTTCTACTGATTTGGTAAACTCTTTTAGATCTTTAATCTGGTTTTTTTGCTCGTCAGTGAGATTTTTGCTATTTTTGGCTAGATCGCTAAATGCTTTGACGGCTTGTTGGGTCTGACTGGTGGTTAATGCACCAGATCTAACCTTACCTTTGAATTCAGCTATCAATCGTGTGATGTCTTTACCCTGCTGACCGAGCAGTTTTTCCAGCTGTTGTATTAGTCTTTCTTCATCCATTTTTTAGGCCATTTTCTGCGTACATAAATATAGACACGCTTTATAATATAGTGTATATTTATAGAGTTACAATTATGGTAGAAAACACTAACCCACTAAACAAGTATTATCGGCAACCTTCGATATACATTTCTTTGCCCAGCAAAGGACGGTACTATTCAGAAGATGTTTATACATCAACACAGACAGGTGAAATTCCTGTTCTGCCAATGACTGCTAAAGATGAGATGGCATTCAAAACACCAGACGCTATGATCAATGGTCAAGCCACGGTGGATGTGATAAAGAGCTGTTGCCCTAATATTAAAGATCCATGGCAGTTAACCAATTACGACCTGGACACAGTTTTGTTAGGAGTTAGGATAGCCACATACGGGGAAACGATGGACATCAACGCCACGGTTCCGGTGGTGAATGAGCAGATGGGGCATACTGTTAACCTGCCTGCTCTACTAGAAACTGTAAAAAACATTGACATCAAGGATTCGTTCCGCACCAAGAACGGATTCACAGTACACATGAAACCACTGACCTACAAAGATATCACAGACACCCAGTTGAAAACGTTTGAACAGCAAAAAATTGTGGCCTCAGTGACTTCATCTGCATTGACCGAAGAAGAAAAAACTAAAAGGTATGCAGATGCTTATAAAAACTTGACAGAATTAAATTTTGAAATGTTGAGCTCCACGTTTACAAAGGTAACCACACCAGAGGGAGAAGCGGTCACAGACAAGGGTCAGATCAAAGATTTCCTAAACAACACAGACAGCAAGATAGTCAATGAGATGCAGGACGAGATGATCAAGTTACGAGCTCAAGCACAAGTAAAACCAATTATGCTTAAAGCAACAGATGAGCAGATCAAGAAAGGTGCACCGGTATCGTTTCAAGTACCGTTGACTTTTGACAACTCAAATTTTTTCGTATAAGACTCCTCTCACTCTCGGATTCTGAAATCATGAAATATTTAAAAGACATGGACTCCGAAGTTAAAAACCTCAAACACGAACTGTTAAAAATTTGTTGGTACATGCGGGGTGGCGTGTCCTACCAAGAGTCCTTGAACATGAGCGTCGACGAGCGTAAAATTGTTGGTAATATCGTCAAAGATAATCTTGAAACTACCAAAAAAACCAATAGAGATTTTTTCTAATCGTGCTATACTATTAACTACAACTATAATACAATAAAAAAACCAGGATAACTATTATTCACTTATGTCGAACAAAGATCTTACTAGAGAACTTAAACAGACTATCAAAGAACTCGCCGAAGAAAAAGAGGAACTGCTGAGGAAACTATCCAGCAAGGAGTCTCGAATCAAACAAATTTTAATTCAATTGGAGAACAGCACGGATGACGTGACCGCGGTCGGAAAAAAAATACGTGAACAGGAAGACCAGATCAAGGATCTCTCAATGGAATTGGACAAAGCCAACGCAAAAATAAATGAAACAAAAACTAAAAAAAACAAAGACACCCCGGTCGACGAAGAGCAGGCCGACAAACCCATCACAGAAGAAGAACAGTCCAACGACTAGTCCCACAGAGGACGTGATACGTTGGGTAAAAGAATTTGTACAAGTGCCACACCCGGTGTTTGCCGACTACCCACCCTGTCCCTACGCCCGACAGGCCATGCTGGATGGCAAGGTAGAGTTCAAAGAACTCACAGACGCAGAACCTGACTCCAACATATGGACCAGGATAGATCGTTTTGATTTCAAGAACAAGGATGTGCTGGTGATAATCGCAGAGGCCAAGAGATGGACTCCACACTACACCCGCAAGTTGGCTGAACAGCTGAACCGATCCTACCAAAGTGACAATCTCCTTATCATGGAGGACCATCCCAGACTGGTGGAGAAAGTAAAGAACGTGAAGCTAAACCAAGGCAAGCACACGCTGTTGTTTGTGCAACACCGTGTCAAGCTGAAGAAGTTCGAGGACATCCTGAAGAGGACCAAGTACTACGACAACTTCTCTAGAGGCTATCACGAATCAGTGACTGGCACTTGGCGACATCCTGTAAAGTCTCGATCCTAGAATCCCTGCGACACAATTTTTTGTACTGTTTCTTGCTGGTGCTCCACTCGGTGCCCGTCCACCACTGAAATCCAACATAGTTGGCCTTGTACTCTGATGATCTCTCGTAGCCCGATCCCATGTAGAAGTAGCCCACGTGGTTGTTGTAGGCCCACTGCAATTCAAGGTCCAGCGTGATGTCGGACACAGGCACAGTGTTGGCGTGTATCACTGACTCCAGTCCGGCAAGGTCCGGGTAATCATTGATGCCGACGTAGTTGTCCTCCATGTAGGCATAGCGTTTCTGTTTGGTGAATCCTATTATGTTGTCGGCCTCTCCGATATAGAACAGCATGAACTGATCACGCTCGTGGTAGTGTGCAAAAGGGTCGTAGTCCGCGCCAAAATTTTTACGTTTCATGTACAGCCTGTAGATGTGTGGCAGTCCCAGCAGTTTGACCATCTCGCTGGCCTCGATCACTTTGACCCCTATCTCCTTGCCCTTCCACTCGTGACGTTTGTAGCGTGGCTTATACTTCTGCATGTCTATGCGTGTGCTACGACTCTGGTACCACACTTCACGCAGATCCGCCACTGGATAGTCCTGCGCCAGCCAACCGCGGTCCAACATTTCTGGTTCCTCCTGTGGATCAATGATGGCCATGGGCCTGCATATCACAAGATCTTGGTGTTCCTGTTTGCCGTGGGTGTGGTCAAAGAGCAGTTCCATGTTGATATTTAAGGTCATGCAAAAGATGACTTGCAGTCATCTGAAACTTCGCTACGCTCGTTTCCTTTTTTTTAAATTTACGCTGTACACACTAAAGAACTGAAAAACGCATTTACGCATATGCGTACCCTGTGGTAGATGAGCAGTCACAATTCTGCTATTACTAGCAGAACTGATCGGAACCCTGTGGTGAGTTCGCAGTCACTATACATCGCTACTTGCGTCGGGCGGTTGTGCTGTACCCGTTTGCTCATTCTGTTACAACGCGAGCCTACCAAACCCTTGTATAATAGTTTTTGGTAAACTTGAGGATTATCTTTTTCTAAGAGCCCCATCATTTTGTATGGTGCATCAAGTGATTCACTTATCCCGTTATCCGGTGCATTTCACTGCTCACTGAGAAGATGCTATGTTTGCCTGTTGGGAAATTTGTTTGCCTGGTGGAAGGATGCTGTTGCCCTTCACTACTATATAACACGCATAAAAAAGTCTGTCAATGTTCTTGAGTTTAAATACCACTATGCAATGGACACACCAAGGGAAAGACATTTTAGTATTACCAGAGGACTGTGTGGGTTTCGTTTATTTGATAACAAACACAACCAACGACAGGATGTACATAGGCAAGAAACTTGCGAAATTCAAAAGATCCAAGGCACCACTAAAGGGCAGACGCAACAGACGTAGGTACAAGGTCGACAGTGACTGGCAGGACTATTATGGTTCCAGCGATGAACTGACCATAGACATAAAGAGACTTGGTGCGGAAAACTTCAAGAGGGAGATATTGTTCTACTGCAAATCAAAATCAGAACTATCATACGTGGAGGCACGAGAGCAGTTTGCTCGGAAAGTGCTAGAGACCAACGATTACTACAACGGTCACATACGTGTCAGGGTACACGGCAAGGGTATATTAAAAGGATGATACCCATCAAAGGTTACAGCACCTTCCAACCACTTAAACACTGTATTGTTGGTCGAGCAACTTCACCAGAAAACGTAGCAGAACCCTTAAAGGAAGTAATGAACAACACCAAGGAGGACTTAAACAACTTGGTCAAAACACTTGAGTCGATGGATGTTGTGTGTTACAGGCCCAACATTGAAAGTACCACACAGCGGCCACCTATATCTCCTAGGGACTATTTTATAGCGTTGGGCGAAAAATTATTTGTGGGCAAAGTCGTAGCTGGGTACAAGGATATTTTAAAATCAATAGATCGTGAGAAAATAAAATGGTGTGTGGGAAATGATATTTCAAGCGGCAACATGGTACGTTGTGGCAATCATGTACATTGGGATATCAGTAAACATGTTGAGCACAGAATGGAAAAAGAGATACTGCAATGGTTAAGTGAAAACAAGTATAAAGTGTCCATAACCAGGCACGGTTGGCACATGGACGGTGTTTACAGCATATTGAAACCGGGTGTAATAGTGGCTTCTCGAGACCTGCCCGAACTAGAAACAATTTATCCAAAATGGGATATCTGCTATCCAACCGCAGAGCAAGTGCAGAAACCAATACAGCACGATTGGGGAGGTGACTACAAAGAAAGCAACTACGACGTAAACATACTGTCAGTCAATGAAGAGAACTGTATAATTACGAAAGAAAACAAGGTGTTGTTTAACTTTCTGGAAAAAAACAAAATAAATCCCATTGTATCTGAATTCAGAGACAAGCAATTCTGGGACAACGGTATCCACTGTGTCACACAAGATCTATACAGAGAAGGCGAGATGGAAGATTACTTCCACGATTAATCACAAATAAAAAACCCCCAACCAAAGATAGCCGAGGGCTTTAAATTTATAATTGTTGACGAAAATTACGCCGCTGTTTTTGCCGCGTTTTTAACTTCTTGAATTTCTTTTCTTCTTGCTTTGATCAACTTTGATAATTCAGCAAGTGCTTTTCTGGCTCTTGTTGCTGAAGCTTTTACACCTTTTTCAACAAACTTACCATTCTCTTCTGAATAAGTTTGAATTGCTGTCATTATACTTTCATGTGTTTGTGACATATTTGTCCTTCCTTTTAGTTGCTGTACGATAAGATTAATTAACGTCGGTAGTTATAACCTATATAATTAATTAACATATGTTACATTTAAGCACACAAGATGTGGTTTCGTCAATAGAAAAATCACCATTGATGGTAAAACAAGGTATAGCTTACCAAGAGTACCAAAATTTTTTTGGTAATAAAATATTAAAAGAAATCAAAGACATAGAAAAAATGACAATAGTAAAGTTAGAAAAACAACACCACATGCCAAGAAACAGGATAGATTATTCGGAGACATTGATGAAAAAACTTAAAATTTTCTTTTGCAACAGCAAAATTACAAAGGCACTTGAAACAAAATTCAACACGCCGTTGCGATGTGAAAGCGTTGACATCTGGTTGGACGGTGCAGGTTATTATCTATCTCCACACACCGATGATCAGAGGATAAAACTTGCCTTGCAGATTTATCTAGGCACAGAAACAAATGTGGGAACATCATTGTTCGACGGGGACAACAATGTGATAAAGACATTTCCTTATATATTGGATTCTGGTTATGCACTGTTGAACAATGCTGTCAGCCTGCATGGCACGGAAGGAACAGTTGCCAAAAACGACCCACGTAGGAGTTTGTATGTTAGATATATCTAATTTAACGATAAAAAAATTGCAAAAGAGAGGCCATCTAGACACCGTGTTGATGCCTGTACAGGACGAACACTTGTCCACACTGAAAAAATCATGGTATCATGATCCGCAAGAAAGCATTGGGCACAATGAATTTGTTGAAAAGGCAAGTGGTTGGTTTAGGTCCACGAAAATTAATGATTTACAAGGATGGGATAAGTTTCCCTGTGTTGATGTGATAATGGGTTGCACTCACTTCATAGAGAGTCTGGCCAGCAAACACAAATGGAACATACAGGTGCTTGGAAAAGAATACGCCTACTACACGGTTATGGGCAAAAAACACACCGATCCCGGGAACCTTGAGCCCGGAAAACCCCTTATAGTGTCTTTGCCAAACTACTTTTACGGCAACAGGCCAGCCTGGCAAGCAGTTCTAAAGGAGTGTGAACAGAAGGGCATCGACATACACATTGATTGTGCTTGGGTCACAGCCGCGAAAGGGTTTGACTTCAACTTCGATCATCCTAACATAAAATCCTTTGCCATGAGCATGTCCAAGTACAATTTCACTTGGAACAGGATAGGGTTGAGATGGTCCAGACAGCGTACAATGGATTCGTGTTCTATGATAAGTGCCCAAAGGAAATACAACGAGTTGACCACGGCATGTGGATCTTTCATGATGGACAACATACCCAGGGACTACGGATGGGAAAAATATGGAAAAATAAATCAACAAATTTGTGATAAGTTAGGCCTTAAACCAACCATGTTCTTTTACGTGGTCAAAGATAAAGATGATAAACTGTATTCTATTGGAAAACTACTTGGAGATATTAAACTATAATATCAACATCATTTGAATAATTGGTAAAACCATTCTCTTTTATCACTTTCAATACAGAGTTGACTCGAGATACCAGCTCGTCCTTGTGAGATATTAAGAAAATATTTTTATTTTGAGTCCGCGCCATGTCTTTTAACACTGCCATTGCGGCTTCCACACCCGATGTGTCCATTCCTGCATCTATAAGTTCATCAATGAACAGCAAGTTGATCTGTTGATACAATCCTTCCCACACGTCTCTGAACGCCCAACTCAAACTTAGGATCAATCTGTTTCTTTCACCTCTACTCAAATTGTCAAAGTCAAGTTCTCTGCCAAGTTCTTCTATTTGCACAGTGAGATCACTTTGGAAAACAACTGTGTGTGGCAGTTTCACTTTGCTCAGATACACAGCAAGTCTTTGGTTCAAATATGTTAAGTTCTGTTCTATAATCTTTGTTCTTAAAAAACTGTCTTTAGCAGTCAACAGTTTGTACAAAAACTCTTGGTGTCTGTACAAGTCTTCTAGTTCGTTGGCTCTTGTGAAATCAACTTTTTGTATAGCACTTTTGTTGAGCTCTTCAATTTGTTCTTGATATGGGTTTTCTTTTGTTTCAGTTTGTGTCAGTTGACGTTTAAGATCATTCAATGATGCCTTGTGATTGTATGCTTCATCTAGTGTGTCATAGTACGTGTCTGGTGTGTTGCCAAGATCACCTATAGCATCAATGTCTTTTTGTATTTTGCCAAGATCATTTTTTAGTTTGTTACTGTAATCTTCATTTTCAGTAAGTATAGTTTTTAGTTTATCCACTAGATGTGTGTGTTTGTCATCATGCAGGTCCTGTTCGCAAGTAGGACATTTAGCATCTTTGGCATATTCTATGTCTTTTTTAGTTTTGTCTACGTTAGCATCTGCCTGGGTAAATGAATTTTCATGATAAGATTTTTCTTTCTGTAAACTCACTAATGCTTTAGAATCTTCTGTGTGTTTTGATAATTTTTTGTGTGCTTCTATTTCTTGCTTGATATCAACTTTTTCTAATTCTTCTATTGCTTCTTTAAATTTTTCAGTGTCTTGATCTTTTTGAGTCTCCCAAGCACTGCTTCTCAATTTTATTGTTTTGATTGATCCTTCTATTTTTTCATTGCTGTCAATCACACTGTCCAGTCTATATTTTTCCGATATCAATTCGTCTTTGTTGCTTTTCATTTGTGATTTCAGCATTTCTGCTTTTTCTGAAAGGATTGTGATACCAAGCAACTGTTCTATAATTTCTCTTTGTTCTGCTTGTTTTGTGGCTAAGAACGGCTGTGTGTAAGTGTTCAGTGCAATTATATTTTTAAACATAGAATGAGTCATACCAATCAACTTGTTTATTTCGGCCTGTGTTTCTCTGTTTTCGCCCTGTGCTTCATTGCTCTCACCATCTTGTTCTACATCATTAATGTAAAATTTTAAAGTGGCTGGTTTTCTGCCTCTCTCAATAGTGTATGTTACACCGTTTTTTTCAAACGTGATAGATACCACCATACCTTTATTGTTGGTTTTGTTGACCAAGTTGTCTTTTCTAATCTGTGTCAGTGCGTCACCAAAAAGTGCATAACTGATTGCATTTATAATTGTTGTTTTACCCGTACCATTTCTTGCACCAGCGTCATCACCGCCCATATCTATATTCTCACCTAGCACTAGCACTAGATGTTTGCCCTCAAAGTTTATGGCCTGAGTTTGATTGCCCACTGATAGGAAATTTTTTACCGTTAAAGTTTTAATTGTTAACATCTAAATTGCTATAAATTGCCATTAATATTTTTTTATCGTATGTTTGCGAATCCACACTCTCTAACTGTTTTACCACAATTTGATCTACTGAATCGAATTTTTCTACTGTAGCAGTGGTCTGTTTAGATTGATCTATCTGTTCCGGAATCAGTTGTAATTCTCTCAAACCATATTTGTCAATGAATGTTTCTCTAATAAAGTTAGCTTCTTCGTAAGAAATCTTTATGTCCATGGTCACTCTCACATACATTTTTTTAGACAGTAATCGATCAGGATCTGCTAACAGCTGACTAATTTTATAATTTCTGTATTTTGGCATGTCCGGCCAGTTGATGTATTTGGGCTCACCGCCGTGTTCCAGTATCATCATGCCTCGTTCGTCATCGCCTGCGTCTGCGAAGTTATGAGGAAATGCGTTGCCCATGTAAGTTATGTTGTTCCTTATCTGTCTTTTGTGGAAGTGTCCTGTAAACACATACTGTTGATTCACAAAGTGTTCTGCTTTGATGCCACCCACGTCCGGCATCTCTACCATGGCATTCATTTTAAAATAAGGAATCTCAAAGTGTCCAAATATGTATTTCTGTTTCATTTGAGGAATACGTTTCCATTCATCCTGCACGATCCATGGAATAATTGCCACATCTTCTGTTTCAATCCAGTTGTTTACAATAGTAACATTAGGAATATTTCTAACAAATTCCATAGAGTTAATTTCTCTTTTGTCTCGGTAATACAAATCATGATTACCCATTATCACGTAAACTTTTTCAAACGCCTTACCCAGCCTCTCCATATTAGAAACAGTGTAGTTCATGGTAGAAACGTTTGTTGCTGATCTATGATGATGCCAGTCTCCCAGGAATATACAGGTCTCACAACCTTCTGCTTTGGCTTGTTCTATAAACCACTTTATAAATTCTTCACAGTCATTATTATGAACTCTGGAATTGCCTTTTAGGCCAAAGTGGATATCTGTAAAACAGGCTACTTTCTTGAAAAACATCCGTTTTTTTCTCTTTCTTCTTCTAGTTCATCTTGTTTAGCTCTTATTTTTTCTGCACTTACGTTTTTATATTTTAACATAGAATAGTCTTTTTTGCCAGTTTTTTTGTAATGTCTGTTAAACTTCTTCATGGAATCTTTTGTTGCAACTTTTACTGATTTTGTTTCTTCTACGATTCTTTTTTGTTGTCTAGCAATTATCTCACTCAGCTGTCGTGTCATGGAAGGCATCAGGTTGTTCTGTTCCATTATATCATCTCTGATATTTTGATTCTTTTTTTCAATGTTTAATATTCTCGTGAACGAGTTTGTGATCGCCGCGGTGTAGTAAGCAAATGGATTTTCTGATTTGGATTCGTCAAATTGTAAACCTATTTGGCTCAATTGCATCAGTGCCTGTGATTGCATTTCGTCATTGTAGGTATAGCCTCTCCAGTTGCTTCTAGTACCATATCTCTCACACAGCTTCATGTACATCTGTGCCAACACGGTAGTTGTGTTTCCGTGAGTCAGAGAGAACTTCCCGTTACTCATGCCGCCCACCCAATGCGATTTGCCTACGCAGGTTGTTTTTCCCTTTTTATCAATGCGGTAGTGTTGGAATGGAGGAAAGTTAACTTTAGTATGCTTGTCAGCTACAGTTTTAGGATTTTTTTTCCTTAACAGATCTTCCGGAACATGATCAAAATTCATTACACGGAATACAAGATCAGTTTTATCTATCTGTCTTGGAGACACCTCGAAATCCGACATTTTTAATTTATTTTTCCGGCCCGCTTCTATTTTAGCTTTTTCCCATGCCTGCTGGGTCAATCTTTTAGCCCTTAACTTTCTAGCTTGAGCAACAGTATTTTTATTGATACTTTTAACATCCTTGACAATGATATCGTAATCGCTGTCTTCTGGAGACACATAAGAACAATAGGTGTTTTTACTTAGATGTATCTGGCGCAACATGTCACGATTGTTTAGATAGTTCACTCTTTTCATAATTTACTTTCTTTGTTAACTTAAATGAATTTGAAATGACCACAAACAGGTCTGTTGAAATGTGTGCTAAAACTGTGCCGTACTGTTAATTAAATGCGCCTATTATTATGCCTATAAATATTGTTTATTATACAACAATTTTTATGACAACACAACCGCAATCACCAAATGAAAAAACACTAGGTAAAGCAGTGGGTCAAGCGGCTTCCAATGTGTTCAACAGAACACTAGGTCGTCTGTTTGGAGCCGGATTGAACAAAGGCGCCGCCAAGGGTAAATTTGGCGGAAACCCAAACACTGCTCGTTGGACTACAAGAAGTGGCAGTACAGACTGGAGAGTGAAAATTACCATCCCATCTCAATCTGATCTCCTTGCAGACTTTTTTGGCGATGCCTCCAACAAAGAGGCTAATGGAGTCAGTTACAAAGTAATGCAACCACTTGCCAAAACTAACGGTGTAATATTTCCAATCACACCATCAGTGATCATACAGCACACTGCAAACTATTCACAACTGGCCACAGCTCATGCAAATTATCCTTACTATGCTTACCAAAATTCAGAACCCGCAAACATGACCATTGTGGGAGAGTTTCCGGTACAGAATCAATCAGACGCCGCTCATTGGGTGGCCACCATACATTTCCTTAGAGCCGTAACCAAAATGTTTTTTGGTGGAGAGGACCCCACTCGAGGAAATCCTCCGCCAATTCTAAAACTGAACGGGTATGGAAATCATGTGTTTAAAAATATTCCTGTGATCGTGACCAACTTCACATGTGAATTGAGAGCAGACGTAGATTACATTGCTACATCTCAGGGTCCTAAACTTACAAACGCCCCCGACGCTGTTACTGGTTTTCAAAATCAAGGTTCGATCGGTCCCAACAGTAATATACCAGAAACATGGGCGCCTAGCTTGAGCACAATCACAGTACAACTACAACCGGTCTATTCAAGAGACACAGTCAAAAACTTTTCAATGAAAAAATTTGTTTCTGGAGAGTTACACAATTTTGGCCAAACCGGTAAAAATGCTGATGATGGGGTAGGATTCATTTAATGGCCAATTATTCAAACACATCACCTTATTTTAACACAACAGAAAACAACATCAGTCTTGATTTCTTTGTGCCAAGAACAATCACGGCAGACACCGACGATGTGGTTTACACCATTGATAGAATATATGCATACAGACCAGACCTACTGGCATATGATTTGTATGGCTCTCCGAGACTTTGGTGGGTGTTCGCTCAAAGGAATCCCGACGAAATAGAAGACCCAATTTATGATTTTGCTCCCGGAGTCACAATTCAATTGCCAAAATTAAGCAATCTGAAAACTGATTTAGGAATCTAAAATGGAAGACAAAACAATTAAGAATAAAGCAGGAGCTAGCCAAATAGCTCCCGAAGGTTTTGTTGAAGACAATAAGCTACACAAGTATGCGTCTTACAATTATGTTTTTACTCTGTCTGCTCTCAGCAGGGCAGAATTACAGGACCCTAATCAAATATTAAAGAATGCACCACATGACATCGTTGCTCGAACAGGCGGCATAGGAGACAGTAGAAAATTTAGCTCGCCCAATGATGGTATCTTCACAACGGAAACCGGTGACGCGGGCCAGGCCGTGACGATAGCTAAACAAGATAAATTTTTCACCGAAAAAGCAGAATTCGCTAAAGGCATCCTTAAAAAAAATAGAGACATATATTTTCAAAAGGTAGAGATTGATAGTAGGCCTTGGTTTAACCAACAAAGAAAACTAATGAACTTCACTGGAATTGAAATGATTTTGACCGAACCCACCGGTATCAGTCTTTGGCAAAAACTTAGGGCCGCGGCCGCAAACAACGCTTTTGTTAATCATTTAAATGCACCATTCTTGTTGACTTTGGAATTTAAAGGATACAAAAGCAACGGAGAGCAAGTTACAGATGCATCATTGTCAAGACGTTTACCTATAACTCTTACTAAATCCAACATGCAGTTGAACGCCGGGGGAGCCACATACAATTTAACAGCAGTACCATTCACAGACTTCGCCAAAAATAATGCTTTTTTATATACTCGTGGTACGGGAGAGATTAAAGGGTCGGGAGCAAGATTAGATACCTACCTGACAAATTTTGCTGATAGCCTAAACAAGAATATGCAACAGGAAGTTGAAAATGACATTAGAGAGTATCCAGACACTTATCGTATCACTGCCGATGCCAGCATTGGAGAAATTGGCACAGCTGATTATGAGAACCTGTATCAGGCTACAGCAATGAGGTTGAAGCAATTAAAATCGGCGACGTACAAATCAAACCAATCAATTTCAAAAATCCTAGAAGACTTTGTAAAACAGTTTCCTAAGTATTCTAACATTAGTAGACTAGTTGAAACCTACTGGAAAGATGTATCTTTTGCTAATAGTAGTGATTATGATCGAGCTCCAACACCGTGGGTGCCTTGGTTTAAGATTGCTTCAACAGTGACAGTTCATAAAGAGTTTGACAAAAGATTGAAATCACACAGAAGGACCATTCATTTTCATATCAAGCCTTTTTCAATTCACGTGGCCAATTTTGCTCGTGCTGGACTGGGCGGATTTGCGAGTTGGTCAGAAACCGTGAGAAAAGTTTATAATTACATATACACAGGAAAAAATTTAGATATTCTTGATCTTGATATAGATTACAATAGTTCATACGCTCTGTCCACGCTGGTTGTTAGCAATCCAACTAATATTGTAAAGAAAGTTATTACTAACACATTTAAAAAGGTTTTGAGATATTTTGGGAATGATGATTTTCCTGAACTTGATTTGCCAGTGCAAGAACACCCAACAGCCAGCCGAACAACAAGTGACAGCGTTACAGATCTGGAAAAAGGACAAGCACAAGTTCAAGAATTTTATGATTTCTTAACCGATCCCCAGGGAGACATGGTTGTAATTGACATGCGAATAATGGGAGACCCGGCATTTATTGGACAAGATCTATTCCTGCCATTGCCAACACCTGACGAGAGTGGATTTTATAATGCAGTGTCTCGAGTAGGGGCAATCAAGGGCTTTGATTGGGACGCACAAATTGGAGCATTTAATTTTGACAGTGCAGAGGTTGGTGTTAGATTAGATTTTGTATTTCCAAGCGACTTTGATGAGAACAAGGGATTATACACATTCAGTCAAGGAGAGACGCCACAGTTCTCTGGACTATATAGAGTAAATGGAGTAAGGAGTGTGTTTGACAATGGACAATTTACTCAAAACTTAACCATGAGCAGACACATGAATCAATATAAAACAGGCGACGCTTTTAAATACACACACGATAAACAAGGCAATGAAATCGTCAAAGCAAAAGTTATTACTAATGAAACACCAACAATCGAAGATACGGTAGCATAATGGCAAAAACTTCTCCATTCGGTAATACAAAGAACGTAGGCAGAGATGAGTCCTACACAGAGATCAATCCAGGCCCGTATGTTGCTATCGTAAAGGACAACATAGACCAAACCAAAATGGGAAGATTGAGAGTGTTAATTCCATCTCTCAGTTCATCCAGCGAGCCCTTTGACAGTGAATTAATCACAGTGGAATACTTGCCTCCATTCTACGGAGCAAAAAGTCCAGAATCTGTAAGGCCATCTAATGTAACCAGTTATGCCGATTCACAACATTCCTATGGTATGTGGATGGTACCACCAGACATTGACACCAAAGTATTGGTAACTTTTGTTGAAGGTAAAATTTCACAGGGCTATTGGATAGGTTGTGTGCAAGAACCTTTTGTGAATAACATGGTTCCGGGTATCGCTAGTTCCACAGACACATTTACTCCCATAGCAAACACTGGTGGTTATGATGAACCAGTTACAAGTTCAAATTCTAAAGTTGGAATTTATGGTGCAGAAAATTTGCCTGCAGGCGAAGTCAACAGAGGCATATGGGATTCCGCATCTCAGTTAGGTTTTGATAAATTAAAAAAACCAGTACATCCTTTTGCCAACACCCTAAGAGATCAAGGTCTTGTACAAGACACAGTTAGAGGCAACACCACATCATCGGCACGAAGAGAATCGCCGAGCAATGTGTTTGGGATCAGCACACCAGGACCGGTAGATAGCAGATCTCCTAACACTAAAGATTTAGGACCCAGAGACGCCAAACAAAAAGCCAAAAATCGTAAGACCGGTCATAGTTTTGTCATGGATGATGGAGACAACAACGGTGACAACCACCTTATAAGATTGAGAACCAGTTCCGGACATCAACTGTTGATGCACGACTCAGCTGGTGTAATGTATCTGGCCAACTCTGAAGGCACAGTGTGGATGGAATTTTCCAACAACGGCATGGTAGACGTGTATGCCCAAACAGGATACAATTTAAGGTCAGGCGCAGATATTAACTTCCATGCAGAAGGCAATATCAATATGTACGCAAACAAAAATATTAAAATTAAAGCCAACGAAAAGACAGGTAGTGTCAGTATTGATGCAGGCAGAGACATTAAGCAAATTGCAGAAGGTCTTATAAGATTTCAAGGTCAACATATCTATTCCAAAGCATTTGGAGATATTGCCGCCGACGCAGGTTCAAGCAATATTCAACAAGGTAAATCTGTCGCACATATGGTTGGTGGACAAGTACACCTAAACGGCATTGGTGTAACAAATTTAGTTCCTTCGATGTTTAGAACCAATTTCACACAACCAGGTGGTACAGGTACAGCTACAACAGACTATCCAGATGTATCTTTAAAACCAGTAGGATCAGTGTACGAAGTAGACAGAGCACTCCGAGGCATGAGTGGAATGAGAATACCTACTCATGAACCTTTTTGGGGACATCAAGATGTTGTACCAGCGTTTGGAGCAGTGGGTGGCACAGATGTTAATGTAGGCACAGCAGGCTGGATTGAAGAGCAAAATAGAAATGCAGATTTAAGTAGTGTTAGATGGGCTCAGTACAAAGCTGATTTAGATGCTACCCTTTTGAAAGATGAAAATTTAAATAAAATAAGTGATAGTGTCATAAGCATTTTTAATGCTTCTTACAGCACAACATACAGTGTAGATACAAATTACTTCACGAGTGGTGTACAAGATTACAAAGCACTGCCAGAGTTGGTTTCTGAAACCTATCAACAACTGACGTCAGGTCTTAACACAAGTGGAAACACCTTGACAAATGTTTTAATAAATGAATCTGGAGTATTGTACACCAAAGGAACAAACAAAATTGTAAGTGTACCAAACACAAACAAAGTTTCAGGCACCTTGAACAAGGTATCTTCAACAGTAAACACAATTGGTACACTGTTGTCATCCGCAACAGGCACCAACGTTGGCACAAGTCCAATTAATACAATTAGCAATTTAACTAGAGTCACAGACACATATAAAAATGTAGTTGGTGGCAAAGTGACCTCGGTGATACAGACAGCTTCAGCAGTTAGCACAGTGGGATCAACGATTGCCAAGGTTGCCACAGTGGCTCGAAGCATAGGTTCATTTTTTAGCGGATTCAGTGATGTTAGATTGAAAGAAAATATACAATTAGTTGGCAAGTCACCCACGGGCATCAACATATATTCGTTTAAATACAAACAGCTAAATGGAACATATGAGGGCGTGATGGCACAGGAAGTTACATGGGCAAGAGAAATGACAGACACAGGATTCTACATGGTGGATTATAGCAAAGTGGATGTTGAATTTAGGAGATTAAATTAATGGCATACGGAGACAACTCATCAGGATATAGTAAAGGTCAATCAGTTTTCAAAGGATTTAGTTCTAGAGCAGAGCAAAGCAACTTTAAACTGTATGACTTTGCTTTGATCAAGCAGAATTTAATCAACAGACTGAGCGTGAGAAAAGGTGAGAGGGTAGAAAACCCGGAATTTGGCACCATCATTTACGATGTGCTGTTTGAACCACTGACTGAAGCAATTAAACAGGCAGTAGCCGATGACATCACAAGCAATCTAAACGCAGATCCTAGACTTGAAACAGAAGAAGTTTTGGTTACCGAATTTGAGCAAGGAATCGCTGTACAAGCCACCATACGATATGTGCCCTACAATGTGGTAGAAAAACTCACATTCTCATTTGACGAAAACAGCACTCTCCGTCTATCTTAATATACACACATTATATAAACTATAAATACCCATACAAACAGTATGGCCACAACAGATAGACAGAACAAACTACTAGTTGCCGAGGATTGGCGGAAAATCTATACGTCTTTCCAACAGGCAGACTTTAAATCATACGATTTTGAAACAATTCGTAGAACCATGGTGGCCTATCTACGAGAGAATTACGCAGATGATTTTAATGATTACATTGAATCATCAGAGTACGTTGCACTGCTAGATCTAATTGCTTACATTGCCCAGTCGCTTTCGTTCAGAGTAGACCTAAATGCCAGAGAAAACTTTTTAGAGACTGCTGAAAGAAGAAACTCAGTTTTAAGATTGGCAAGACTGATTAATTACAATGCCAAAAGAAATTTGCCTGCTTCGGGGCTATTGAAATACACAGCAGTATCCACTACTGAAAATGTTACAGATTCATCAGGCACAGATTTAGCCAATGTCACGGTAGCATGGAACGATGGAACCAACGCCAACTACAGAGAACAATTTATTAATATTTTAAACGCCGCCAATGTGTCAGGTCAGACATTTGGCAAGCCACAAGAGTCAGACACCATTGGAGGTATCAAGACAGAAATTTATACGGCAAACTCCAACAACGTAGATTTGCCTATTTTTACTTTTCGTAGATCCATAAGTGGTGTTGACAGACCTTTTGAAATCGTTCCTGCAACAATACAAGATTCGGAGAGCATCTATGAGGCAACTCCTGTACCAGGTGGTGGCTTTACATATGTTTACAGAACAGATGGGGCCGGCGACACTTCTAATAACACAGGATTTTTCTCTCTGTTCAAACAAGGAACTATAGCAAACACAGAATTTACAGTAGACAAAGCAACCACAAATTTTGTCCAACCATTGAATATTAACAACATAAACAACAGCGATGTATGGTTGTATCAGTTAGATGATTTTGGACAGCTAGAATCTCTCTGGGACATGGTTCCTACAACAGTGGGCAACAATGCCATTTACAATTCACTGGCTAAAAATAAAAGAAATATTTACAACGTGATAACAAAAAATAATGATGCTGTTGATTTAGTTTTTGGTGATGGCAATTTTTCAAACATACCATCAGGTACATTTAGAAGTTATTACAGAGTTTCAGACAATACAAAATATGCTGTGCAACCTGCAGACATGACAGGGGTTACGTTTTCAATGGGATACACAGACAAAAACGGTGCCGCACAAACACTGACTGTAGCGGCTTCATTGCAACAATCTGTTTACAATTCTGCGGCGACTGAATCGTCAGCTTCTATAAAACAGAAAGCACCACAAGTTTATTATTCACAAAATAGAATGATCACTGCAGAAGATTACAATGTAGTTCCTCTGTCAGCATCACAAGAAATTATAAAAGTTAAGTCAATGAACAGAACAGCATCAGGAATATCTCGAGCTAAAGAAATTATTGATCCCACAGGTGCTTACTCAAATGTTTCTGTGTTTGCAGATGATGGCATACTATACAGAGAACAGACTCTTCCAACATTTACTTTTACGTTCAACAATTCAAATGAAATTTTAAACACTATTAATAGTTTAGTAGAAGCCAAACTAAATCAAGCCACATCAAGACAATTTTTCTATTTAAATTATGGCACCAAAGATTTAAGCACACTGTCTGCTAGTTGGGTATCTACAACTACCGGAACCAACACCAACACAGGATATTTCAACGCAGGTGGACCACTGGCAATAAGCGAGTATGCAACATCCAATTTAAAATATGCCAAAGTAGGTTCTCTTATTAAATTTACATCTCCAGACACACGAGAGTTTTTAAACGGTAAGCTGGTAACTAGCGGCACAGACAATGCCGAGGATCGAGCATGGGTTAAAATATCAGCAGTGGAGGGTGACGGATCTAATTCAGGAGAAGGAAATTTAGAATCAGGAGTTGGTCCAATCACGCTTAACAATGTTGTTCCAGCCAATGCAGTTTTATCAGCAGTATTTCCATTATTCACAAACACATTTACAACTGCTCTGAAAAACGATTTGATTGATAGAATTAATGGGTATGAAGAGTTTGGATTAAAGTACAACGAAGAAACCAGTGAGTGGACAGTAATAACGACTGCCAATCTAAGTGCATCATCAGTGTTCTCTACAGATTTTGCGGGAGATACCACAGCAACCAATCTTGATGCCAGTTGGTTCTTTAAATTTACAAATGATGGCAATACCTACACAGTAACCTACAGATCATTATCTTACATTTTTGAATCTGCTGGTGAAAATAAATTTCATTATGATAAAGTAGAAAAAATTTATGATTACAGCACAGGTCGAGCAGTAAAAGATTCCATAACAGTATTAAAAAATAACACCATACCATCTACAGGACTAGGCATAGGTTATCCAATTGATTGGGAAGTAGTAGACACAATAGAAGAAATAGATGGTTATCAAGATAACAGAAAAGTCCAGGTAGGATTTTTTGATGGAGACGACGACGGTGTTGTAGACAACCCAGAAATATTTGACATTATAGTTGAACCAGAATTAAACAAAACTACTAAATTTGTTTTCTTTGAAGAATATAGCGGTTATAATAGTATTTCAAGGTATCGACCCTATGCGGCCTCAAATTTTGTAATTGCAGAGAAAGAAACTGATATCACACTACCAGGCACATACACTGACGGTCAACTATTCTACTTTTATGATAGTGCAGAGAATGTAATCAAAAAGTACAGCTCTAGCACAGTTACTTTGACAACCAACACAGATTATATTGTTCAACCCGGAAGATCAGCACTTAATTTTCATTACAAACATTACGCTGGGCAGGATACTAGAATAGATCCAAGTGTGAGTAACATCGTAGATATCTACATGCTAGAAAGAAACTATGATGATCAATTTAGAACTTGGCTCAGACTAGGCGGAGTAAAACCCACAGCATCGACATCTGATCAATTAAGGATTAGTTATTCAGGTTATTTAAATCCTTTAAAAGTTGTATCAGATCAAATAGTATATCATCCTGTGAAATACAAAATTTTATTTGGGACCAAAGCAGATGAAAAATTCCAAGCTACATTTAAAGTAGTAAAAAATACAGCATCAAATGTGACCTCGGCGGTTATTAAAACCAAAGTAATTCAATCAATCAATGAATTCTTTGCACTGGACAATTTTGATTTTGGCGATACTTTTTATTTTACCGAACTTGCGGCTTACGTTCATCAACAATTAGCACCCGATTTGCTAACTGTGGTGATTGTACCAAATGAAAGCACTCAAAGTTTTGGTTCACTATTCCAAATATCAGGAGCAGACGACGAAATTTTTATCAGTGGGGCCACCGTTGATGATGTTTCCATAATTGACGCTTTAGGAGCCAACCAGTTTGCGGCTTCAGGCACAGTTGTGACATCAACCACGACAACAACATCAAGTAGACGATCAACATCAGCAGTATCTGGCACCACTACAACATCAGGAACAGGATCAGGATATAGTTCTTCAGGAAGTTCATCTTCATCTTCTAGTTCAGGAAGTTCATCTTCCAGTTCCGGCAGTAGCGGGTCAGGATACTAACGATGGCAGACGCTCCAATTAATTCACAAACAAACGACTTCACTTACAAAGACAAAAATGGTATTGTGATCAGAAGATCTATCGCTCATCTGCCGGCATTCTACAGGACAGATGCCAATGAAAGATTCTTATCCAGCACACTTGATCAATTAATTCAACCAGGAGCATTAGAAAGATTAGACGGATTTGTCGGCCACGAATATGCTTATACCAGAAACACTAGCAAAGATCAATATCTTACTGCCACGTCAGAAGATAGAAAAAATTATCAACTAGAACCTGCTGTAACCTACACCAGCCAAGACACATCGAGTATTAATCCTGAAGATCAAGTAAAGTTCACAGGAACATATGATGATTACATTAATCAAATCAAATTTTTTGGCGGTCTAACAGACAATCATGATAGATTGAATAGTGAGACTGTTTATGCTTGGAATCCAGCTATTGATTTTGATAAATTGGTCAACTATAGAGAATACTATTGGATGCCTGAAGGGCCAAATTCTATAACTGTAAGCTCCGTAGGCACAGGATCAATAACAGAAATTGATGTCAAAAATAATGCGGCTGGAGCATATCAGTTTGGAACCAGAGGCAACGCAGACTCGCCGGGACTAAATCTTTACAGAGGTAACACCTACAAATTTAAAGTAGATGCCAAAGGACATCCGTTCTATATCATGACTGAACCTGTATATACAGGAATTGCTCAAGACGGATCAACGAGTGTGATATATTCTACAGGAGTAACCAACAATGGAACACAGTCAGGCACGGTAGAATTTGTTGTGCCTGTAGATGCTCCAGATGTTCTATACTATCAGTGTGGCAATCACTCAGCGATGCACGGAGTGATAAACATTCTAACAGTTGGAACCTCTACTAATATTAATGTTGATGACGACATTGTTGGAGCAAAAAATTATACAACATCCACAGCAGTTGTTTTTTCAAATGGAATGAAAGTAAAATTTGGTTCTAATGTCTCTGATACAGCCAACTATTCAGGCAAAGAGTTTTATGTAGAAGGTGTCGGTGACAGTATAACATTGACTGACACAGCTGATCTAATAACGCCAGAATCATACGCTTCTGAAATAACAGAACTGTTTGATGATGTAGCCTATGATCAAAGACCATATGCAATCTCGTACTATAGACCAGTAAGTAAAGATTATATAACAATCAAAAGAGACTCATTAGATAGAAATGCTTGGTCAAGATACAACAGGTGGTTCCATAAATCACTTATAGAAACCACAGCTACAGCCAACGGTCTCGTAGCCAATCTGTTAGAAGAGGACAGAGCCAAAAGACCAATTATAGAATTTGATTCAGGTATAGCTCTTTACAATCATGGTCTCGAGGCCAAGACCTCGGTAGCATTAGTGGACGCAGTTACCACAGACGTATTTTCAACTGTTGTAGGAGCCACTGGATATATTGTAGACGGCATAACATTACGAGATGGCATGAGAGTGTTGTTCACGGCAGACGAAGATACTATAGTAAAAAATAAAATCTATTTGGTAAATTTTGTTACAGTAGGATCTAGTTCTGTTATTGCTCTCACAGAAACTTCGGATACAACATCAACAAGTAATCAGTGTTTATTTGTAGAATTAGGTACGAATAATCAAGGTAAAACTTTTTTTTATAATTCTACTACAACCACTTGGGAATCAGGACAAACTAAGACAGCATTAAATCAACAACCTCTGTTTGAGATGTTTGACAATGATCACGTAAGTTTTGATGATACAACAAAATATCCAAACAGTTCATTTGTAGGAGCTAAAGTTTTTGAATACAAAACTGCAGACACGGCAGTTGAAGACACTGTGTTAGGAATTAAAGTAAAATACAAAACCATTAACAATGTGGGAGATATGGTGTTTGCTTCAGATATGTCATCTGGCACATTTACGTACAAAAGCGGTGAAGATTTTTTAACTAAAAAATATGGATCAGGACATTTACATTATACCACAGGATTGACCACACATAATTCTAAAAGTTCTTGGGTGAAAAGAGTAGAAAATAGTAAACAGCGAGTTATTAGGACCTTAACTGTCACAGCAGATGAGAAACGTTTATTCCCAATTGATGTTTATAAGAATTCAGTTAATCTAACAGATCTTGAAGTTTCTGTAGATGTAAACCACGTCAGAAAGGATTTAACAACAGACTATACTCTAGAAGATGGAAGCACAAACAAGTATGTGAGTTTCAACGCTGACCTAGTTGTTGGAGACCTTGTTAAACTCCAAACATACTCTTCTGTCAAAAAAGTGGCAGGAGTTGGACTGTATGAGGTACCAGAAAATTTAACAAACAATCCATTCAATGCCGAGTTAGATGAATTTACATTCGGTGAAGTGTTAAATCATGTCCACGACATTCAACAAAAGAACATAGATGTTGTGGGAGCCATACCAGGAGCTTCTAATTTACGAGATTTGCCCGATGTACGCACCAAAGGTGGCACAATTATTCAACACCTAGCACCTTTACCTCAAGGAGTATTCAATCTTATTGACCAAGACGCAAATGCAATTAAGGCATTAGATTACGCAAATATTGAATACCAAAAATTTAAGGAAAATTTTATTTCAAGAAGCACAGGAAACACGTTTGAAGGTGATGTGCCTAGTTATGTAGATGAGTTGATAAATGCGATCACAGAAGACAAAGATATAAGTTTTCCGTTTTACTACGAGGACATGATAGGGCATGGGCCAAATGTAAGCACAAGGACCTATACAATAGCAGACGTCACGGAGACAGAGTTCGCAATAGATTCTGCACACTCATTGACAACACTGAGCAACAGAGCTGTGTATGTTTATATCAACGATGTCCAGTTAGTAGTAGGTACAGATTATACATTCAGCACAACAGATGATAGTATTAATGTACTGAAGACGCTTGTAGCAGGCAACATTCTTAAGATAAGAGATTACAGCAATACAACTGCAAGTTATATTCCACCAACACCGACCAAACTAGGACTGTATCCAAAATTTACACCAGAAAAAATTACAGACAACACATATAGAACTTCCAATTCTATATTGGTTGGACACGATGGATCAAGAACTATTGCTTATGGTGACTATCGTGATGATTTACTTTTGGAATTAGAAAAAAGAATTTACAACAACTGTAAGACTGCTTACGATAACACTTTATTAACAGAGACAGATGTAAGACCTTCTGCCTTCACTGCTACCAATTATACAATAGCAGAAGTTAATTCAGTGCTCTCAACAGATTTCTATGCATGGGCAGGGAAGAACGGAGTGAACTGGCAAAGCAATACCACATACAGCGTAGATGATCAATTCACTTGGAATTATAGTTTTACTAGAGATGCAGTAAACGGCAATCTTCTACCGGGTTATTGGAGAGGCATATTCAAATTATTCTATGACACAGATCGTCCACATACTCATCCATGGGAGATGTTAGGTCATTCAGAAAAACCGAGTACGTGGGAAACCAATTATGGTCCAACACCTTACACAGCAGGCAACAGTGTACTATGGGAAGATCTTGCGGCAGGGCATGATAAACACACAGGCAACACTAACACAAGATGGATTAGAACAGGATTATTAGATTATCTTCCTGTAGATGATTCAGGAAATTTAAAATCACCAATTGCTATTGGATTGGTCACGGGTGATCACACAAGAAATTTAACTAGACCATGGTCGTTTGGAGATGAAGCACCTTCAGAAACTGCATGGAGAAGATCGTCCGGTTATCCTTTTTCCGTAATGAAGCTGTTGGCACTTACAAAACCTGCTACGTTCTTTGGAGTGTTCTTTGATAATTCTAGACTAACCACCAACACAGCAAATAATATTGTAGATTCAGAAACCGAAGTTAGACAAATTATTTCCGTTTCCAAATATCATTTAGAAACTGTTACAGATGATAATACGGGTGTAGTAACCAGGTACAGCACATCAGGGTATCAACCTTGGGTAGTAAATTACTTAATCAAGAATAATCTTGATCCAGCAGTGTTTTATTATGATAAGATGAAAAATCTAGATGTGCAATTGACTTATAAACTAGGTGGATTTACAGACAAAGCAAACATAAAAGTGTTAACAGATTCAACATCACCAGGTTCATCGGGTGGATCTCAATTTGTGCCAGATGAAAATTATAAAATTTTATTTAGGACATCTAATCCTGTAGACAGCTATGATTACTCAGGTGTGTTGATTGAATTGAACACAAATATTACATCAGACGGTTCTACACTGGAAGGTGGTTTCAAAGTTGTTGGATACAATACTCTTAGACCTTTTTTCAAAATACTAGAACCAATAATAAATGGCAATGCTACAAAATTTACTGTTGGTTCAGCAACGGCTCTAATTTACAACAATTGGAAAACCAAAGATGCAAAAACTATAACTTATGGCACAGTGTTCAACTCTACTCAAGAAGTTGTAAACTTTTTAGTAGGGTATGGCAAATATTTAGAATCACAAGGATTTACATTTGATAAATTCTCAAATGAAATTAAAGAAGTTACCAATTGGGACACTTCTGCAAAAGAATTCTTATATTGGACCACACAAGGTTGGTCGGCAGGATCTGCTATTACAGTGTCAGCGGGCTCTGATGGATTCAGCTTACTAACCAACAACAGTATTGTTAGTAGATTGCAAAATATGAGAGGTGACTACACCGTCCTAGATGCCGGCGGCAGAACCATTGCAAAAAAAGATATATCAACCAAAAGGGTTGGAACAACGTTTAACATTTCTTCTAAAAATCCAGAGATTGGTATCTTCAATGCTACAATGAATGCTGTGCAAAAAGAACACGTGTTAATATTTGACAATGTTACAGTATTCAACGATATTATTCTAGAATTGCCCACCGGGTTCCGTCAACAGAGATTAAAATTAGTAGGATGGAAAACTGGAGGATGGAATGGAGATTATTATTCTCCAGGATTTGTATTTGATGAAGCACGGGTAGCTCTATGGTCAGCCAATACCAATTATGAAATTGGTGACACAGTAGAATATAGTGCGAGCTTCTTCGTAGCAAAACAGAACCACAATTCTAGCTCACAATTTGATTTTGCTCAATGGCAGAAAAAAGATTTCAAACCACAGCCTTCACTGATACCAAACTTTGATTACAAAATTTCTCAATTCAACGATTTCTATAATCTTGAAACCAACAATTTTGATGAATCACAACAATCTTTAGCTCAGCACTTGATTGGCTATCAGAGTAGACCATATTTAGAAAATTTATTTGTAAATGATATATCACAATACAAGTTCTATCAAGGATTTATTAGAGATAAAGGAACACAAACTGCTATTGATCAATTGTCAAAAGCACAGTTCAATGAAGAAAGTTTATCCATTGATACCTATCCAGAATGGATGATCAAAGTAGGAGAATTTGGTAACACAGATGGATTGAATTCAGTACAGATACAAATGCCAGATAATACATTTACAAGCAACATACAATCAATTGAACTTTTAGATCCTGGCTCAACCAAAGAATATGTAAGATCAGCCGGAGTAAGCACCACGGATCTTTATTCAACCCCAGTGGAATACACAGCCTCTTCTACGTTTGATAGATACGATTACACACAGGCAGGTGTTGACAGAGACACAGTACAGGAATATAAAACAGCAGGGTGGCCTAGGTTACAGGATGTTCAACACACTGCATACGATGAAACAGCTTTACAAAATCTAGATATTGATTCAATACAAAATAATGATCTAGTTTGGATTGCTCGTAAAGAAAATACAGAGTGGGACGTTCAAAGAATCACCAATTCGGGTGTCACAGTGGCTAAGATAGAATCATTCAACAATGATACACAGCTAGTAATTACATTTACTCTAGCTCATTCTTTTGTAAAAAATAATTACATTGCAATTAGAAATTCTCAATTTGCCGAGTTCAATGGAGTATACAAGATTCAAGAAGTACCTTCAGGCAAATCTATATTAATTGATTTTTTAAATGCCAGCAGATTAGGATCTGTCATCAGCGTGTTAGCTGACGGATCTACCTTTGGAACATATGGAGATGTTTACAAGTTTCCTAGTGTTCGATTAGCGTCAATGAATAACGTAAATGATCTTCTATCGTACGGTGATTATAGATTCAAAGACACAGTCAACAATGTGAACGGCGACAGGGTATTTGTAGACAATGAGGGATCTAATTGGAAGATATATGAAAAAGTTAATGCTTACACTACAAGTCTTTTAGCGTCACCAGACACTACAAGTGATCAAAGTTTTGGATATAGGATCACTGGCAGAGAAGACGGCAGAACAATAATAGTATCTGCACCCTCGGCAGGCCAAGGCACTGTGCATTTCTTTTTTGTAAGAAACTTATCGTCTAGCACACCAACAGTCACTACACAGTCTAGTTTGACCATGACTGATAACAATGATAACACATCTAGACTTGGAGAAAGTTTATCCATCAGTACCGATGGAAATTTTGTTGTAGCAGGAGCGCCATACGCCAATGCTGTAGGACTAGATGGCAGTACAAGATTTTTAGATTCTGGGTTGGTAAAAGTTTATGTGTGGAATTCATCCACGTTCGCTTACAGTGAGCTTAATACACTTGTAGCACCTACAGACGATGGTTCAACAAATAATGAAAACAGTAACTTTGGTTGGAGCACGGCGATCGCTGAACCAACGGACTCGGCAGTACGAAGCACCGCACCAAAATATCTTTTTGTGTCAGCACCTGGTTATCTAAATGACACTGGACTGGTGCATATGTATACATGGGGAATAGGAGCGGACGGCTCTACCTATGATACCTGGACACAGGTAATGTCGATACAATCAGAAGATGCAGATGCCGGTCAAAGATTCGGACACAGAATAAAAATTAATGACAACGGTGACATATTGGCTGTGGCATCCATAGCTCCCGGCCAAGCAGGCAAGGTTGAAATTTTCACAAGATCAAGCGTTACAAATGATGACAGTACTCAGTATCTTTGGACTCAGAGGCAAACACTCACAGGCGCATCCTCAGACGGATCTTCTTTGAACACAGCGTTTGGCCAGGACATTGCAATGAACAAAGATGGCACAAGATTATTTGTGTCAGCGCCAGGTTACGACAAAACCAATCAAGCAGATGCTGGGGCAGTATACTATTATGCGTGGAATGCTGACGGCTCCACCAACACCTTCACTTTACAACAGACCATGGAAGCACCAGATCTACAGACCAATATGAGATTTGGAACTTCACTATCTGTTGATCTAGCAGGTACAAGATTGGCGATTGGAGCAGAAAAATTAGCAAACTCTAGAGAAATGAAGTTTGATGCTGGAAGTACTACTATTGACCTACAGGACACAATCATTGTAGATGTTAACATTGGGTCAGGTGGAGCGTACACAGCCACAATGTATGATACTAAATTCGTAGTTGACGATCTGCTTGTGACAACGCGAGTTAGTACTAATGACGATTTTGGCAGAGGCGTATTTGTTGCTGAAAATGGAATCCATGTAGGTGCACCAGACGACGACTATGTTGGCACCAACGACGGTACAGTGAGTATGTTTAAATTGAACACACCGGCATCATACGCTTGGCAAGAGATCGTTACCGAAACTGCACTTGTAGACAACAGAAAAATTAAATCAGCATTTGTTTTTGATTCTGCTACAAACGAAATTATAGATTACCTTGATTACTACGATCCAATAAAAGGCAGAATATTGGGTGTGGCAGACAGAGAAATTAATTTTAAATCAGAATGGGATCCGGCAGTCTACAATGTAGGAACTACTTCTGTTACTGTAAACACAGACACTGCTTGGGGTGAAGAACACATAGGCGAAGTATGGTGGGATTTATCTACAACTAGGTATACTTGGTATGAACAAAGCACTCAAGAATACAAAACTAAAAATTGGGGAAAATTATTTCCTGGATCAAGCGTTGATGTGTATGAATGGATAGAATCACTTCAAGCACCAACCGATTGGTCCAATTTGGCAGATACTAGCAATGGGTTGAGTCAAAATATTTCAGGTACACCAAAATTTGCAGACAACACTGTATACACTGCAAAACCAAAATACAATTCAGCTCTAGATGGATTTGTCACTTACTATTACTATTGGGTAAAAAATTCTGTTTTCTTACCAGATCCAGGTAAATCTGTAGTCAAAAGAAAAAACACTACTTCATACATTTCTAATATTATTGCCAATCCATATGCTTCGGGATTTAAATATTTCGCAGTCAGTGACACAAATAAATTAATCACGTTCAATGTTAAAGACAGTTTATTCAACAGTAACATTATTTTAAATGTTGATTACGCAGATAATATTCAAGATGATAAGTCACATTCAGTTTGGAAACTATTCAGTGAAGGTGATCCAACAGATAGACCAAGCACACGTATTGAAAGCAAATGGTGGGACAGTTTAACAGGTTCAAACACAGCAGGCGACCAAGTACCAGATATAAGTCTTCCACTTAATCGTAGATACGGAACAGCTATCAGACCAAGACAGAGTTGGTATGTGGATAGATTTGATGCTTTGAAACAGATTATTGATTACGCAAACTCTGTAATGTCTGAATATCAATTAGCAAACACGATATCTTATACAAATCTAAATAGCCAAGAAGCTGAACCCACTGCGGCATCAGGATTATGGGATGGCACAGTAGATACCTATGCTGAATTAACTTACATTAACACACAAGATCTAAGTGGCACAGTGAATTATCTAGTAAAAGCCGATGAAGAAAACAGCAATGGTTTCTGGGCAATATATCAATGGGATGGTACAGAATGGACCAGAACACAATTACAAACCTACAAGACTTCTGCCTATTATTCATTGACAGACTGGTACGGTGGAGGAGCACTGCATGGCGGGATGGCACACACTGAAAACACGAAAATTGACAAACAAGTAACGTTCGAATATGAGCTAGATACATTAAGCCTAGCCAATGGAAAACACGTTAAAGTAACAAGTGCAGACACAGGTGGATGGAAACTGTTTATGAAGACTTCTACAGGTTATGTGAACGTGGGAACAGAAAACGGAACAATAAAACTATCTAAAAAACTATACGACTACACCATTGATAACACAGGATATGCTGGCGATGATACATTTGATGATAATTTCTTTGACCAAGAACCTATTATAGAAACGAGAAATGTGTTAACTGCTCTAAGAGATAATATTTTTATAGGTGAATTATATTCGGAATACAACAACTTATTCTTTATTGGATTGAGAAAAGTATTAGAAGAACAATCTTATGTGGATTGGGCATTTAAAACATCGTTCCTAAATGTTAGAAACAATTTCCGTGAATTGACGGAGACAAAAACTTATACCACAGGAGCTGACACATATGTGGAAGAATATATTAAAGAAGTCAAACCTTTCCACACCAAATTGAGAGAGTACAAAGTAGGTTATAGAAAACTTGAAGTAGATGATGGATTGTTTACAGACTTTGATAATCCGCCATTCTATGACAGCACCACCGGCAAAATTAGAAATCTAGATCCGGGCAGTGTTGCAGACAGCACTAGAATTACAGAATATCCATACAAAATATGGAATGAGTCCTATAAAAAATCTGTGGAGAGTATCACGATTGCAAACAGTGGATCAGGTTATGTAACAGCACCCACGGTAACATTCACAGGCGGAGGAGGAACCACCCAAGCTACTGCTACAGCAGTAATTAAAAGTGGTTCAGTGACAAGAATTGATCTACTCACACGAGGTGTTGGCTATACAACCACACCTTCAATAGTGCTATCAGGCGGCGGTGCCAGCGGAGTCACACCAACAGATATTGCTAAAGCCTATGCCAACCTTGGCAACGATCTTGTGAGAGATTTCAACGTCACACTGAAGTTTGACAGAATAGATCAAAAAGCTACTGTGCTTGAATGGAAAGCAAGTACAAGCTATGCTTATCACACACTGATAAGATACCAAGATGAATTATATAGAATCACTAGTGCTTTTACCTCAACTACTAAATTTAATGACAACATTGGTGATGTACAAAAATTAACAGGAGCTGAAAATTTCTTAACTGCCGCGGGCAGAACATTAGGTATGTACACTCCAAGCTCTGGCATGGCAGGCAATGACTTAGCACAATTAATGGACGGAGTGGACTATGGAGGAGTTAGTGTCACTGGATTACTGTTTAACGAAAACCAAGGATGGGATCGAGGCAATTGGAACAGCACAGCTTGGGACACCTACACATCAGCCACAGTCAAAACATTCTATGGAGATGGATCAACGGTCACTTATACGTTTGCTTCAGCTCCAGCAGTTACAGATATCTACACAGTCTACTATGATGGTGTAAGGCAAACAACAACAGCGTTCAGGGGTGACGGTTCTACTGCAACATTTAGTTTTAGTTCTGTTCCAGGAGCCGGTGTCAAAGTTGAATTAATTCTTTTTGATCAGGACAGAGTTTTAACTCCTACAGATGACAGGACGCTAGACGAAATTTTAAAAGGAGGACGTTTTAGTTCAGCAGTAGGAATAGCACCATCAGATATTATCACAGATGGTGATGCATTTATTTCACCTGAAAATAGTTTTTCACCAGAAGAGTCTGTGCCAGGTCAGATATTTGACACACTAGACATTAAAGTTTATACGACACCACAATCGGGTGTACCATTTATTGTGGACAGATCACACAGGGGTGATGGCTCTACTACAACATTCGGAATAGGACAACAGCCAGGCACACAGGCAGGCGTTAAGGTATCTGTTAACGGAGTTCAACAAAACAGTCTTGCAGACGACAGCACAGTAAATTACACTGTGGACACTGCGGCAAAAACAATAACATTCACCACAGCACCCATAGTCAATTCAGTAATCAACATCAAGAGTTTTGCTATATCAGGCAACAACTATGTGGTGCTTAACAGTTTTACTGGAGACGGATCAACTACAGCATTCAGCACATCAGCCAGAGACACTTACACTTTGGACAGTGTACTTCCAACGCTATATGTCACACTAGATGGTCAACCAACCTCGGCATTCACAACTGCAGAAGCAAATAAATCTATCACTGTAAATTTTAACACAGCACCTGCCTCGGGCAAAGCGATACAGATTGCTGGATTCAATCAAGATCCATCAACAAGATCATTTGCTCAAATAATATCTGAGGACATAGTTTTTGATGGTTCCACTACAACATACACGCTAGACTATCCACCAGGAGCAATAGGACCTTTCGCAGGATTGACCATGTTAGAAGTAAATGGTGCACTGTTGAGAGGACCAGACAACACTTATTATTCAGGTGATGGGTCAACCTACACATATGGTGTCGCATCATCGTTGACTGACGGCTCAACAGTAGATCCTTCAAAATCAATTACATCTAGTGGTCAGATCGAAGTTTATAAAAATGGTGCCAAGCAAACACTTAACACAGACTACACGGTGAGTATAGCTGGCCAGAGTATAACTTTTGTCACGCAACCAACTAGCGGAGATGTTATTGCTATAACAACACTTGTAGACAAACACTACTTCATGACAGCCAATGACATTATTTTAGATCTAACGCAGATCGCGGCAGATGGAATTACATTAAGTTTGGGAGACGTAATTAGAGCAACCACATTTAACAATGCCTTAGGTATGAAACACAGAAGAGAAATACTGGAAGGAAGACCTTCGGGAGAATTTTTCTTGGCAAACGAGCCTTTGAATTCTGACTATGTGTTTGTTACCCTCAACTCAACACAGGCCTTAATAGCAAACAAAGATTATGTTTTATCTGGCAATAAAATTACCGTATCAGGAATCACCTTTACATCATCAGATAGAATAGATGTAATGTATTTTGCTCTTGACACAGCAACCAACGCCACGGGATTTAGGATTTTCAAAGACATGTTGAACAGGACTTTTTATAAGAGAATTAGTTCAACAAGTACAACTACATTAACTGTATCTCTAGGAACTGACGATACAACAATCACAGTGGCTGATGGCACTGTGTTGTCTGTACCTGACATTGACACATCATTTGACGGGTCAACTGTGAGAACTAGAATACCAGGTGTTATTTTTATCGACAAAGAACGTATTGAATATTTTACCAAGACAGGTAACTCTCTTTCAGAGTTGAGACGAGGTACTCTTGGTACAGGAATTAAGACACACGCTTCAGGCACATCCGTAGTAGATGCCGGAGGCAAACAAACTGTGCCTTATGCTGACACAGAAAACACTGTAACCTACACAGGTGATGGTTCAACTGTTCAGTTTGCTACTACATTCGCTCCGTCTCGTGAAGAAGATTTAGACATTTTCATTGGTGGCCAACGATTGTTGTTTAAACACGAGACGGACGATAGCACATTAGTTAGAGGTTATACAGTGGATGGAAGTACCGCTAACGTAACATTAACCTCAGCACCTGCGTCAGGAACACAAATTAAAATTGTACAAAAACGTGGTAATACATGGTACACAGCAGGAGTTACCACAGCCGCCGATGGCAACGGCTTAAATAGGTCAAGTACAACAGTATCTAAATTTATAGCAGGAGAACCAACAAATGCACCAGAATAAATACAATAACATGCAAGAAGAAACAATAGAAAATAAACAAGAACAAGACACTAAAACTCCGGATGATAAGTCAGGAGTGTTTATGCAGGGACATATTAAAATATGGGATCCAGAGACCGGCGAAATAATTGTGGACAAAAGAAATGCAATCCATTACGAAAATATGAGTTCAGCACTAGCAAACTCATTGGCTAATAAAAGCACAGGATTTGTGCATGAGATGGCATTTGGCAATGGCGGCGCCACCGTGGACACCACAGGAGTAATAACATATCTAACTCCAAACTCCACAGGTACAAACGCTACATTGTACAATCAAACTTATTACAAAGTGGTCGATGACAATTCATCCACTAACAAAGATAGCTCAAGAAACAAAATGGAAGTGCGGCACACAGCTGGTAACAAATACACAGACATAGTTGTAACCTGCACACTAGATTACGGCGAACCAACAGGACAAGCGGCCTTTGATAATACAACAAATTTTGACGGTGACTATGTATTTGATGAGCTTGGATTGAAATCTTGGGAAGGTACAGAGGACGGAGCAACCAACAAACTTTTGACACACGTTATATTCCATCCGGTACAGAAATCATTAAACAGATTGATTCAAATTGATTACACTTTGAGGGTTCAAAGTTTGACATCATACAACGATACACCAATAACAGGAACAACAGTTACAAGTTAAACAATGGCTTATACAGTAAACAAAACTAATTCATCTGCGTCACCAAATCAATTCACAGTGCAAGACTCTGTGTTGAATACTCAAACAAATCTTTCTTTACTAGGTAAAGGTTATGACGGCTATGCCGAAGTTGTTGCTGAAAACTTTTTACATCTGTTAGAAAATTTTTCAAACACCACGGCTCCTACCAAGCCAATTACAGGACAACTGTGGTATGATGAAACAGAAGGACGTCTTAAAGTATATCAAGGCTCTAGTTTTAATCCAGTAACATCAGCCTCTTATCAATCTTTTACACCCTCAGGACAGGTAGCAGGAGATCTTTGGGTTGACTCAACTTTAGGACAACTATATTTTTACAACGGAACCGCTAACGTATTAGTTGGGCCACGTGCCACAACTACCAGTGGACATATTTTTTCAACTATTAAAGATTCAACAGATGCCGATAAACCAATAACTGAACTTTTTAATAACAGTCAGAGAATAGCTATTATCAGCGAAACAGCATTCACTCCTAAATTAAGTATAGCAGGATTTTCTACAATCACACAAGGTCTTCAGCTTTCCACAGACATATCAGGATTAAAATTTACAGGCACTGCCACTAACGCAGATGCACTGGGCGGAACTTCCGCGGCCAACTTCCTAACATCGAATGCCAATGACACTACGTCAGGCTCACTAGGAATTACAAATGATTTAGGACTAACAGTTGGTGCTGACAGTGACCTTTCGGTGACAGTAGATGCTTCAGGAGTAATTTTTTCAAATGTAATATCAGATACGGACATAACATTCAAAGTGAACGATGGTGGAGTAACAACTACTCTAATGCACATGGACGGTGCACTGTCTCGAATTGGAATAGGAACAGCAACACCTAGTACAAAATTACAAGTAGTAGGAACAGTAACAGCAACAGCATTTACAGGAAACGTCACAGGAAACGTTACAGGAGATGTAACAGGAAATATAGCAGGATCAGGTACAAGCAGTTTGGGTGCAACAACACTTGCAGGAACACTTACATCAAAAGCAATTTTGCCTGATACCACTACAACATATGATATAGGATCGACCAGTAAAAAATACAACACAGTTCACGCCCAAGCAACATCGGCACAATATGCTGACTTGGCTGAGATATATGAATCCGACTCGGAGTACGAAGTGGGCACAGTTGTCATATTTGGCGGAGACAAAGAAATTACAGTTTCAAGTATGGGTGCAGATCCTAGGGTAGCAGGAGTTATCTCAGAAAATCCAGCATACTTAATGAATTCGGAAGCAACAGGACAAGCAGTGGCGTTACAAGGAAAAGTTAAGTGTAAAGTAATTGGCGTCATAGGCAAAGGTGACATGTTAGTAACACATTCACAACATCCGGGTGTTGCTAGAAAAGGAAATGATCCTGCAATGGGCACAGTGATAGGAAAAGCATTAGAAAATTATAATTCAATTGAAATAGGCACAATTAATATTGTGGCAGGAAGAATATAGAAAAAACAAATGGCATACACAATTAACAAAACAGACGGAACAACGATTGCTACCATAACAGACGGCACACTGAATAACACTACATCTTTGACACTGTTTGGGAAGTCGTATTCAGGATGGGGTGAACTGTTACAAGAAAACCTTGTTAAGTTATTAGAAAATTCTTCTAGTTCATCGGCACCAACTGCTCCACTATCAGGAGAGATATGGTTTGACACAGCATCAAAACAATTAAAAGTTTATGACGGTACAGCTTTCAAACCCACAGGCGGAGCTAAATCACAGAGTACAGCACCAACATCTGCAAGTGCAGGTGACCTTTGGATGGACACAGATGACAATCAAGTTTATGTTTACACAGGATCTGCATGGCTACTGGTAGGA